TTCTATTACAGTCTCTGATACGTTTGGAGTTGGTTTATCTATTGGCATCTATTCGGTTCCCTTTTGGTTTAATAAGTTGAAGATGAATCCCTCTCCATCTTTGTATTTTTGATACTGGTCATATGCAGTCATAGCTGTACTTATCGCAAGTCCCGGTAAACCTGCAAACCTGCTTATACCCCTAATTGTAGCAGGATTCAATCCTAATCTCAATGCTTTGTTCAAACCACCACCCTCTGCTACACCACTTATTTTTGTCAAAGGCTCCATGGTTGCAAGACCCAACCAGTTTAGTGGATTACTTGCAATCTCTGCAGTGCCTTTACCTTCTTTGACTTGTTGACCTATGAAGTATGCATCTAGTGCGGCTGTGGGTAAAGGAGCTCCGATTCTTGCCATTGCTTTACCAACGTTAGCTAAAACACTTTTATTAGTTGCAGCTTTAACTGGCTCTTCACCAACTTTGATTTCCATTGGGTTATCGGCTGCATATTTTTTAATATCGGATTGTGATGCAATATCACCGTTGGTAGTTTCAAATGCACCGACGTCATTGTTCCATCTTAAATTTGTTTCTTTAAATGTATCCGCTAGTTTTGCATCATTGGGTCTTGGTAATTTGTCCGCGGTTGTGACTTGGCCTGATGCAAATAAAGATTTTACTTTATCTGGATTGTTATTTAAAGTTTTTATAAAACATCCTTCAGCACATCCCACTCGTGCTTCCATCGCAGCTTTTTTCGCAGGTGTTGCATTTATGTATTCTGCTTTTAATTTTTCTTCAACAAAAGATCTAGGAGACTGTTCTATTTCTTCTCTTAATGTAAAAAAATCTGCTGACTCTGGATTCTTATTAAAATTTTTTAGCAAAGCATTGTGGTATTGAATATTTTTTTTAAAATTTTCTATGCCTTTTGCCTTTACACTTTCTGCATCTCCTTTTCTTAAAAAAGACATTTGGTTTGTTTTAGGAATTGCATTACCATTTTTATCAAAATCAACATAACCTATTTCATAACCACCTGTTAAATTTTTAACTTTGTTTCTAATTTTATTTACTGTGTTAATATATTTTTTATAATCAGCGGCTGTTTGATTACCTTCAGCATAAGTCATTGCAGCATTTGTTAATTGTGCATCAAACTGCATTTTAAATTTATTTAAAAAATTTGTAGTTCTCTCTGCTGTCAAGTTAAACTTTTTAGGAAGATTTAATCTTCTAATTAAAGCTCTAGGTAAGGCGTGTTCTAATTGTGTAGATGCTGTTGTCATTTTTTGCACAGCTGTTTCAACTTGATTCATTTTTTTAATCGTAGCTTCAGAATAACCAAGGGCTCTTAAATCTTCTTCAATAAAATCAGCAGCAGGAAGTTTATTAATAAACTCTTTTACTTTTTCATTTACTTTTATTTCAGGAATAGACTCAGGATTATTATATAGTTTTCTTAAAACGTTAGTTCTAAAAACAAAATTTCTAATATTACCAGTGTTTGCATTATCAGATAGATTTTTTAAATTAGATTCGGCTAAAGATTTAGTTGTAAATTTTTTTACATTTTTACCAAGGTAAGTTTGAAAATTTTTTAAATCTGTAATTTGTTTTTTTCGATCACCAAATTGATTACTTCCAATAATGTTAGGTCTTGCTTTTACTTTTTCAGGATCTAAATTTTCTTTAATGACATTTTCTAAAACTGTAGAAGATGTTCCTTTTTTAGCTTCAGGTGAGTTAGGAAAATATTTTTTAGTTAATTTTTTAGTACCAACCCCTTTGTAATAGTCCCTTAAAATATTTGTAATTTTTGCTTCCGCACCTTTTCTTATCTCACCCTTAAAATATTGTTTTACTTTTGTAAGATCTTTAAAAAATTTAGGTCCTTTTTCATTTGTAATAATTCTTTGAATACTTCCATATTTTATTTCTTTTCCGTTGTTTAATGCCACTACTTCTGGATGTTTACCAATGGCTCCAGCTGAAATTAAACCAGACTCTGCTAATTGAATTATTTTGTTAAATAATTTTGGGTTTATAAATTTTAATGATCTTCTTAATTCTGCTGTAGTGGCCACTATCGCCTCCTAGTGAACATCGTAGCGAGGCCGCCGTCTGAATATTTTCTTCTATTATATCCATCTATAAACCCACCATCTTTTTCTCCGCCACCTGGATCATAAGGATCGCTATACTTAAAAGTAGATCCACCCGGACCTTTACCTTCATCTTGTCGATCACTTCGCTGTCTAGTTTTTTCTCTGCTTAGATAATCTCTTTGTGAAACACCTTGCGTAATACCATAATCTAAAGTGCCTTTGTTTGTAGTACGTTCACCTGCTTGACGTTGTCTTTCTCGTTCAGCTTCGAGTTCTGCTTCTGCCGCAGCTAACTTTGCAGCTTTTCCTGCTGCTGAAATTCTTGTGTTAGCAGTCATTTTAGTAATGTAATCCATTAACGCAGTTTCGTAATCATTAGTTCCAAAACCGGATATTACATTTTTACCAGCTAATACAGAACCTGATCCATATTTTAAAGCACCTGTATTTGGATCTCTACCAATCAAAGATCCTGTCACATCCATAAAATTACCCTCTACCGCTCCTAGTTTTGGATCTATAAACTGTCCGCTTTTTCTAGTCACCATAGGTGATGCTTCTAAAAAGTTTAATTGTCCTCGAAGCAAAGGATTAAATTGTGGTGATTCTGGATTAAGTGGGCTTCTTGAGTATGCCATTAATGCACCTGGAAGAGGTATTGTTGGTTGATTAGATAATCTATCACCTAGTGTGCCTTTAACTTTTGGTGCAAAAAATTTATCTTTAACACTTCCAAATTTATCTTTAACTGAACCTATAAAACTCGTATCTTTTTCTGGAACTGGATAATTACCCACGCTTGTTTCGTCAGCAAAATATTCTACCATATCTTTTCTAACATCAGGAGTTATATTTAGTCCTCCCATTTCATTATAAGTATAACTCGGTAATTGTTTAGTTTCAAAAAAATCTTTTCTTACTGAAGTTTCTGGAAAATTTGTTACAGTATAAGGTTTAGAAGGTGGAGCTGTTTCTCTTGTGTATGTTTTTTGTAATCCTCTAATACCTCCGCCACCGCCTTGATCTAATTGTGAGCCAATAATATTGTCACTTGGAGTATCAGGTGTTGTACCGCCCGGTGTATATAAACCTTGTTCTTGTAATGCATTCGCGATCTCCTGATCATCAAAGCCATACGCGTTCATAGAATTGTAAATAGCTAGAGCTTGGCCCTCTAATGCCGGACCGCCCATAAACAATCCGACTCGGCCGCCGTCTGCATAGTTTTTTTCTTCTACATAAGCATCAAATTCTTCACGTGTCATAGGTTCAGCGTCACTAAAAAAACCACCCTTGTCATCAAATTTTTTAGCCGCTTCGAAAGTTTGATTGGGATCAAAAGCACCAGTTAATTTTCCTATCTTGCCTTGTTTATCAATAATACTTTTTTGTTGGTCTGTAATTAAACCCAACGTTAAATCTTCTAAATCTGCATCAGGATTTTTTATTTGATTATAACCAGTGTTGAGTACGTTTCCTATATTAAATAGTTTCATTACCTCTACAGGTGCCATTGTGTTGATTAAACCTTTAGCATAAAAAGGTAAAGAATTATATTTGTTAAAAGTTTTTTGAAGTAGATTAGGATCTTTAATTCCTAGTTGATTTTTTAATTGATTTATATTTTGTTCTTGAGTTACTTTACTTCTATCTGCACCACCAGCTCCTTCGTCTCTGCCACTTTTATCTACACCTTTACCACCACCAAAACTTGCTTTCGATCCGACGTTCCCCTGTCCAATGCTTTTAGATTGTTCACTACCACTTCTGTATCCAGCATCACCTCTGTAACCCAAAAGTATATCCGACTCAGACACAAGTTGTGAGGGGGCCGCTGGAACTTTTGGTCTAAATAAAACTTCTATGCCAATCGATCCGCCGTCCGCTTTTGATTCAAACTCTCTACGTCTTCGCTCTATGTAATCTGTTAAACTTTCACCCGGCATTACATCCGCGCCTAATTCAAAGTCATCTATGTATTGGCCATATTCTTCTGATGTCATCAGTAGTATTCCCTCTCTATTCGCGGCAATGGTTCCTCCTTGTAATCGTCAGGCAAGGTCACGAAACCTCCCTGTCTAAAACGCATCAACGCCTGTGTTGTACTATCCACCAAATCATCATGATCTCCATAAGGAAATGATGCACACTCCTCTATAACCTCATCCGCGTATCGCTCGTCGGGCGCCCAGATTATTCCAGACTCGAACATCGGAGCGACGCTAGCAACTCTCGAGAATTTATCCTGCCCTTTGCTAGGTGTGAAATTTATAACAGGTATCCCGATTTTTCTCAACTCATAAGTTAGTGGCTGGCCAGAGGCCTTTGCCTCTATGATGACGGTATCAGGTTTCCAATACTTATACTGTTCCAGTGCTTCCTTACGAAGTTCAGGAAACTCCAGTCGTTCCTTATGCGCATCTAATAATATCAGATTAGCGGGGCTGTCATCATCAGGATAGAAGACGCCCCAAGTTGTTATCGCACTGTAATCAGCTGTCTCCTTCTTACTGAACGCTGTATCATAACTCTGAATAATATGTTGTAAAGGTGGTATAGAAGATCTCTCCCACATCCGCCACCACTCACGTTTGATAATCGATCCCTCCTCACTTGTTGGGTTCTGCATCCACTGTGCATTCCATTTGCCCGCGGTCAGTGAAGCTTTAACACCCTCTAATTCTTTTTTCTTCCAGTATTGTGGCCAGATAGGTTTGCCTGATGGCATGATCGCTGGAAACTCTACTATCTCCCACTTATCCGCTTTTATATTTTTCTGTGAGTTGATCAGCGCTCCGGTAAGATCTTTCAGACTCCAACGGGTCATGACAACAACTATAGCTCCACCTGGCTGCAGACGTTGTCTTGGACCTGATGTATACCACTCGTAAGCTTTCTCCAACGCTTCAGGATTCATCGCGTCTTGTTCCGAGTGTGGGTCATCGATAATCAATAAATCCGCACCACGGCCCGTGATTGCCGATCCGACACCAGCTGCATAATATTCACCACCTTGTTCTGTTTCCCATTTACCCGCGGCCTGTGAGTCTTCTCTGAGTGTTGTGTTAAATACGCTTTGATACTCAGGGGAGTCGATTAATGTCTTAGCCTTTCTACCAAAACGGATCGCGAGTTCTGTTGTGTGGGTCGTCTGTATAATCTTTAGATTTGGTTTACGTCCCACCATCCAGGCAGGAAGTAAGAAAGATGCAAACTCTGATTTGGTATGCCTTGGTGGCATGTTGATAATTAATCTTTTGATTTTACCTTGAGCAATCTTATCAAACTTATCTGCTATCTCTTTGTGATGTCTGCCTTCAATAAATTCTGGCCACATCTCTTTGACAAAAGATAAAAAGTTGTTTGTTACTCTGTTTACTTTTTCTTTCTTTTCAAATGAACGTTTCATCTGATTAAGAAACTTTAGCTCTTCGTAGGTTAATGTCTTGGTAAAATCGGATCTAAAACAACGTAGGATATATTCGGGTAACCGTTTCATAAAATTTTTTGCAGAATTTTTTTCACTTCTGTTTAATTAGCGTTTTAAATTTAGCACGTATTTAAGTCTAAAACAAACTGTATATGTGTATATGTTGGGACCCCTATCTGTTTTGGGGTGGGTGGGCCCATCGTTCGCAAGCCTGT